TACCTGCCATAGCGAGTTTTGTATATGATACTGATGAGCTCCATTTTTCAGCTTCAACTTTATATGCAGCTGAAGTTGAAATACCCATGTCAGCATAGGCAGCACTTGAAAGTCCGCCTATGAGAGCCGATATTAATACTAGTTTTTTCATTCGTGTGTATCCTTGTAAAATTAAAGTGCCACTTTTCTGTTGCTAAGCAAGTGGCCAGCTCCCTGTGTTATGCGGCTAGCGCATAACCAGAAGGTGCAAAATTTAAGTTTGCGTTTATTAATGTTGATCTATACGCGATCATCCGACAATCTCCACTTCCCTACGTCGTCCGTCTATCCTATTTCGACCCCATCAGAAAGATACTATTCTTTCTCTTTTTTTCCACCTAGATAGTTGACTGGATCTTCCAGCTTCCCAAATAGCTTTTCTAGGATATTAGTTAGGAATTTTTCCATCTTAGTATCCTTATGGTGGAGTCGCCGGGTACCGCCCCCGGGTCCGATCCGATTTTAAGTTGCTTCACCAACTGTAACTCTATTTAATCATTATAGATCAAATAAAGCTATTTGTACACAATATAATTAGTTAAAATGTTTACTGTGATATAATAGTTACACTATTATTTACGTTCCCATATTGACCATAGTATCCAGATAGCGATTAAGCCAATCAGACCTTCAGACCCTAGAGAACCCATTATGCTTGACACATTGCTTATTACTGACACGTCGCCCATAAACGGCATTACGCCCATTCCTAGAACTTCGATAATAATTGCTAATGCAGCAAGTGATACGCCTACGTCAGCTAGACCAGCGGCCCATGCTCTGACTCTTGTAAGTACGTCCATAGTAATTCCTTTCTTTGTAAGTTACTATGCAAATATTTATGCAAATTAAATCTTGGAGACTGTGATATTTAAGTAACCATTATGCACTATTGTCATGAATGTGCAGTTGAATGAGCGCATAATGCATTATTTTGACTAAATCTTTACGTTGTTCTGTTTTATTTCCTTTTTTTCCATAGCGATTTGAGTACTTATCTATGTTTCCCATACAGAAACCAGTACCATGTCCTCGCTCAATAATAATCTCTGTAGACTGAAATCCGTTTTGAGAGTAGTGAGAATTGTAAGTTGCATCAATATATTCCTTAAACTGCGTTATCAGTTTATCTTCATTAAATTTATAGTCCATTAGTACCTTTCAAATGCCCAATATTTTTCTTTACACCACCAACAAGTTTTGCATGGACCTTGTGTTTGGTTGTGTGATATACAAGATGCAGTCAGGGGCAACATGTCTTCCAAATTGTATTTTATATATTGATCTCTTATCCATTTCTTATCTAGAGCCGCAAATGGACGAGTTAGAAAAGTATTAGAATACTTTAAATCGTCCCTTCTTTTATCTCTATCATCATATATGTCGTGGGCAATCATTTGATCTTTAGGTGGATTTAGTGTATATGCCCCAACATATTGATCTATTAATCCTACCTCCCTTGCGTACAGCGCATTGGGAATATGATACTTTATTTTCATATCTCCTTTTTCAAGTTTATAAGCAAAAGTAAAACTATCTTTTATTACAACATCAGGGTATAAGTTACGAATATAATCAATGATTTCATTGGCGTTTTGGTATGATGGCTTTAGAACCCGGTCCCCAGTGTTATAACCATGTATAGGCTGTATAGTAAAATTATACAACTTAAGTTTCGAAATGTACATAGCTAAAATAAACAAACATAATGCAGAATCGATGCCGCCTGAAACCCACGGGCCAATCTTATGATATTTCTCTCCTTCAGGAAATATCTCTCCGTTAAAAAACCTATCAAACCAGTCAGTGCCAGTAATCATTTCACTAATGCCTTTAAAGGTTTTTTCCTAAAGTATTTTTCATAATCAGGCATAAGACGCATACCGCTTTTATCCTGCCATTCATACCTAAGTTTACTTTCTGCTACTAACTCTACTAATTCTGGTATCGGTTCACATGCCCATGGTGCACCAATAGCTAGTGTAAATTTATACTTGTTTGTAAAATTATCCAAACCATGTGGCCAACCTCCGTCCATTAAAAAAGGCTGTTGACCAATTTCAGGTGCATATTCTCTTTCACCTTGTTCATTTAAGAAGTACAACGTACTTGTTTTACCATGTAGTACTGATCTAAATTTAAGTTGCACATCATCAAAGCTTTTTGGCGAGCAATCTATATGATCAAATCCTTCTGTATTAGGAGGAGTAGTAATAATCATTATTCGTGGTATTTCACCAACAAATGGTTTCAAGTGCTGTTCAGCATATTCAATAATTTCAGGAAATTCGTTATGTGTTATATCTGTCCATTCTAATTTATTATAAACGTTGTTTACAGATTTTGTCCATCGTATTGGAATATGTTCGCAGTTTCTATATTCATCTGCTATTGTATCAAGTGTTTGTGCAACTGATACGAGCTTATCATAATCAATTGTTAAATATGGTATATCCAAGGGTAGGAAGAGGATATCTTTCATCCTATAATATTTCCATCATGCCAATCAACCCAAGGGTTTTTATTAAATGAATTTGGCTTGGCATTAGTCAATTCATCAGTTAGCTCTTTTATTCTACCTTCAAGAAAGCTAATTGTAGTAAATATGTGGCCTGTCCCGGCATCTTTTGTCATTTTCTTATAATGTTCAACTTCGGTTTTTAATGTCCGAATTGTATTTAATATAATATCGTCAGTATCAATCATGATATACCTGCTACTTTCTTTATTCCAAGAGCCCAATTCTCAGCGGCATCTTCAACATAACCTAAACTTTTACCGCGGAACTCTTCTATTTTCATTTTATCTTTCTCTATATTATAGAATTTTATATACGCGAATTCTTCTTTCATATCAAAATGAACCTCGCAATAGTTATTTGTACGATCTGACTCAAATTTGCTGAGTAACTTTCCCATTAAACTCTCCTATCATTGGAAATATTGTTGCTATAGCTTCTGCACATGCTCGAGCTACTTCTATGTGTTCCTTCTGAGTACCATTCGCAGTTCGTAATTCTATATAATGTATCCATGATCTAATCGTTCCGTTTACAAGAAGCTTACTTGTTGTAAGTCCTTCAGGTAATACAGCTCTTGCCTGTTCTTTTGCTATACCTCTATCTATTGCTTCGGTATATATTCTTTTTGAATGTTCTATAATAAACTTCTGTTGTGCATCCCACCAAGCTTGTAGTGGAACATCACTTGTTTCAATACTATTCTGTCGATTCTTAGCATCTTGTAACCGTGCTTGTCTTGTAACAAACTCTAAATCCTTTGTAGGATCTGCATATCTCTGACTGTATTCTTGGAATGAGAATGACCTATGACGTAATATTTGGCGTGCAATATCACGAGTCGTAGTAATCTCAATACAAGCCGAAGCCATTTCAAACGGAGACCAATGCTTATGCTTAATCAAATACGCAAGTAGCTTATTAGCATTTGTCATATCATTCTGACCACTTGGATTAGACACCTTTGCACAGTATGCAATGAGTGAAGCTACATCATCGTAATGTTCTGGGTCGTATTGAAAAAAAGCTTCTTTAGAGTAACTTATTAATTTAGCTATCATTTTAATGCGTATCCAATATCCATAGGAGTACTTGTAGTTGAGTCAATATAATCAGTACTCGTATAATTTCGAGTTGCAGTTCTTTTTATTATTTGTCCATTTTCTTTTAAGTAAATGGTATATTCTTCTAATAATGCACCTTGTTTTGAACTATTATATAATTTATCGAGCGGTCCTGGTAATATTGTCATTCTATTTTAAAATCCTTAAATCTTTCTGCAGTTTGTGTTTTATCAAATATGGGTGTGTCATCTCCCATTAAATTTTGTTGACTTTCATCAGCATCATATAATCTCATCTTAGATCTATCAACTGACAGAACAAATCGTTTATGTGCATTAATATCATTGTATCTATTCTTCAACTGCTTGACCATAATCTGGCCCATCTTCTCAAGCTCTTCAGACGAGACAAGTGCAAACATTAAGTCTGCCGTAGCGGGTAATCCAAAAGACTCGGACGTATCTTCCAACCCAGGATCCGAGCTAGAAAAACCACTACGTGTCGTTTGCGTTGCCGAGACGACAGGTACATTAAACTCAACTGCAAGACCTCTTATCTCCTCTGCAATAGCTTTAATATATGTATACGAATTAATCGATCCACCCATCGCTTTCATGCGTGCAGATGAACAAATATTTAAATAATCAATAAAAATAACATCAGGCTCAAATGCTCGTTTGAGTTTAAGCTCATTTAATAATGATCTAAAGTGATTTACATTTGCTGCACCAGTCGGATACTCTTTTACGATTAGTTTACCACTACACTTCTTTGTCAGATCATGTACTTTGGTTGTGAACATATCTTTTGGTATGTTTTCGATTTGATCAATAGGTGTATTTAATAAGTTAGCATCAATACGTTCAGAGATCTTTTCTTCGGCCATCTCCATTGTAATATACAAGACATTCTTACCTTGTACAAGATGAGAGCCAGCGACATGACACATGAAGAGCGATTTACCGACACCTGTACCTGCAAGGGCAACATTCAATGTTTTCTTAGGCAATCCGCCTTTTGTAATACGATTTAAATAGTCAAGATCAAACTCGATCTTATCTTCGACTGTATGATAATATTCATAACGTTTCTCTGCATCATCTATATAGTCATGACCTACATTCGTATCAAATGTAACACCAAGAGCTTTTGACAGTATGTCAGGCAATGCATTCTTA